AGTTCAATACTCTCTGATGGGTTGCCCTATTATATATGGGTATAAGTCAAATGTAAGAATAGCGGTTTAAGGCTGAATTTAATACCGTGAAGCGATTATTATGATTTCTTGGTAGGAATGTAAGCTACTGTATTATTTTTTAGTTTTTTGAACGGATTTCTTTTTTCTAAGATCTGGCACTACAGTTCTATCTTCAATCCAATTCTTAAAAATTTTTGTATAATTTTTTGCATACTGAGTCATATTAGTTACACGGCTTCTATCACCTTTACCATTCATTTTAAATTCCTTTATTTCTTTCACTATTACGTTAGTAATAGTTTTCTTTATTTTATATATATATATATTATATATATATTAATATTAACCTTAGGACGTATTAACAATATAAGTCTTAAAGCACGTTTTGTCAAGCATTATTTAAAAAAAAGATTTGTCTTGTTTCGTATTTATTACTGTTTTATCTTCTTATGATGAAAAAGGCAAATAAAAAAGATGCTATGGTACATTGTGCTAATTGGAACGCTGGTAAATGTTTAGGAGCTATGATGTACAGAAGAAACGATAAGTTGCGAATGACGATAGATAAGAAGAAAGCTGATAAGGATTGCATCGTAGATAATGGATGTGATTATTTTGATAACATCGTAATACCTGGAATGGAGAACAATGGCAATTAATACTGACGTTACACCAAAGAAGATAAAGTTTTTAGAAAAAGTTATAGATGAAGTTAAAAGTAAAAAAAGACCTATACGAGCTGATGTGATGCCTACTACGGTTCCATCGTGGGGCTCAATGAGAAAAGAAGAAGGAGACAAAGAATGAGAAAATTAGATATAGGTGGTCATGAATATAAAGTAAAGTTAATGGATGGCGAAAAGAACGCAAGTGATGGTAAGTTATTGTTTGGTTTAAACAATCCTAGGACTTGTGAGATATTTTTAGATGAGAAGCTTGTTACGTCAAGAAGAAACGAAACCTTCTTACACGAAGTAATACACGTTATTCTTGTTAATACTGGTTGCGATCACGATGAAGGGCTTATTGAAAGTCTTGCAAATGGTTTTCATCAATTAGGAGTAGGAGAATATCTATGGCGAAAAACAACAAAGTAGTAAAAGAGATTGAAAGTACGTATCCTGTTATGATGAATAGGTTTAAAAATATTACCGATGAGCAATACGATCTATTCTGTACAAAGCAATATGATTATGGTTGTGGCAACATAACCCTTGGTGGCGACTTAGATAACGATGAAGACAGGATGTTTGCTTTAACTGCTCTTGTTATTAGAATGAATGATAAAGTAAATAGACTTAAGAATATAATTGTTAAGCATAAAGGAGATAATGCTGTAAAGGATGAAACATATATGGATGCGTTTAAGGATTTGTCCGTATATGGTGTAATAGCGCAACTTGTATCGGAGCGAGTATGGGGCAAGTAAAAATCTTTCTTTACTACTTAGAGTCATTATTTTTAAAGTTTGTTCTTAAGGTGAGTTTGTTTTTAATTAACTATGGAGGAAAGCGTAATGAAGTGGACTAAAGCTGAAATAAATATATTAAGTCAATACACTAGAACTATGAAGAGTGTTAAGGATATATGTTTCGAATTAGACAATGCTGGGTTTATGCGTACATATAAATCTGTAACACGAAAAATAGAGTCTATGGGTTGGTCAAGACCAACTGACTTAACAGATCTTACAGTACTTCCAAAGATATTAATGTTTGATATAGAAACAACTCCTATGCCTGTATGGGTATGGTCTTTTGGTAAACAATATGTTCCGCATACTAATATCCTTAAAGATAACGATGGATTACAAAGATTCTGGTATGTGCTGTCTTGGGCTGCTAAATGGCTTTATGATGATGATACTATATCTGACGTACTTACTCCAGAAGAAGCAGTTGGAAGAGATGATAAAAGAATAATGGAGTCAATATGGAAACTACTTGACGAAGCTGATATCGTAGTTGCTCATAATGGAGATCGGTTTGATATAAGAAAGCTGAATGCAAGGTTTATACTTAATGGTATGAATCCACCATCTCCTTACAAATCAATAGATACTTTAAAGATAGCAAGAAAAGAATTTGCTTTTAGTTCTAACAAGCAAGACTTTCTTACTAAGACATTTGGTGTATCTGAAAAACTAAAGACTGAGTTTCAACTTTGGATAGATTGTATGGATGGCAATAAAGAAAGATTGGCTGAAATGCTAAAGTACAATAAACGTGATGTTATAGGCTTAGAGCAAGTATATCTTAAGCTTAGACCATACATTAAGAATCATCCTAATCTTGGAGTTCTTATGGATGATAACGTTTGTCCATCTTGTGGAAGTAAGAACCTAAAACCATCTGATGCTACATACTTTACAAGCTCTAACGAGTTTCCTGTATATAGATGTGGTGGGTGTCATTCTCCTTTTATAAGAAGTAAAACAAGTCTTAGTACTAATGCTACAGAATTAAGAGGCATAGCAAGCTAGGGCTTGACAAAAGTGTACTTAAGAGTTATATTATAGTATATGATTGTTCGCAAAATAAAAAGTGTTGAGCACAGAATATACAATGATGAGAAGGAGTTTAACCAATACTGTCCCGATGAGAACTTAACTCGCAATTGGAGGGATGGCACTGAAGGTAGCTGGGTAACGACTGACGACGGACAAATCTGTCAAGTTCTCAAGCGGGGTGAGCTTAGAAACAGTCAGTCTAAGGGCGTGTGTAATTACTACATTAGGACAGTTATTGGTTCTTTCATATGCAGGGATAATGTTATGATAGAGGGAGATATGCGAAAGAATATGTATTCCTTTGCTTCTGAGGATCTCTCTCCTTATCAACATAAGATAAATAGAAAAAACCCTACTAGAAGAGAATTTCTTTTTGCAAAGTATGTAGCTAAAGGTGATGGAATTGCTGAAGCTTTTATGAAAGCATATCCTACTAATAACGAAAAATACGCAGATAGTCAAGGAAAGATATTATTAAGTACTGAAAGGGTTAAGGGTTTGATTAGAGAAGAAGTAGATAAAGTTTTAAACGAAGCAGAAATTACTCCATTGTATTTACTTGAAAAGATGAAGTCAGTTGTTGATGCCGACGGTTCTCAAGATAAAGACAAGATACAAGCTATTAAAACTCTTATGCAGATAAGTGGTATGATGGAAACAGAAAAAAGAACAGAGTCATTAACATTATTTCAAGGATTTACAAAGGATCAATTAAATGCTATCCAAGGCGGAGATTCGAAAAAACTCATTGAGGCTTCGAGAGAAGTCAAAAAATAAAGAATGTTTGATATGTGGTTTTCCAATGGGAGACTACTCATCTATTTGGTATAATATATCAGAAGACTTTTTTTCGGTAGAGTGTTGTGAATGTTTTTCATCTTATGATGAAAACTTTGAAATAAGAATGCCTGGATTAATTTTTAACTATGGAGAATCATAATGAAAAAAGTAGAGTTCAATTTAACTTTTGAAGTTCATAAGGAATTAGATGAAGAAGACTTAGAAATGTTATTAAAAGATTATTTAATTAATGATTATATTATTGAAGATTTCGTTGGTACTATAATTAGCGAAGAAGACAATGTACAAAATTTTTCAATAGAATCAGTTAACTTAACAAGAAAAAAGAAAGCAAAGAAGAAAGTAAGTAATGGAGTCCCAGATAAAAACTGGGATGTAGTCTAAATGAAGTTAGCTGTATACGGAACGCTTAGAAATGGAGATAAGAATACAGGTAGGGTAAAAAATACATCTCTTGTATATCCTGGTCATCAAAAATTTCCTGCTATGATACAAGATTACAAAGGTAAGGGAACTGTAGTTGAGGTACACGACGTAACAAGTGAAGAAATAGCTCAATATGATATGTACGAAGGTGTTAATATTGGATTGTATGATAGGGTTAAGGTTGATGTAAAAATGGATAATGGCGACAAAGTTAAGGCTTGGGTGTATGTTGCTGGATCTCAGTTATTAGAATTGGTAAATGTATTTAAAGAAATTCCAAATGGAGACTGGTACAATAGAAAAGTTTAATATAATACCTAATGACCTAAGTGAAAAAGAACGTGTTCTTAATATGGTATCTAAAGACCTAGTTGCCTTTGGACAACTGTTTTTACCAGAAGACTTTATGAAGTCAAAGCCAGCTCCGTTTCATCACGAAGTTGGCGATTTGTTTTTAAATAACACTATAAGAAGACTTTGCCTTGTTTTACCTCGTGGTCACACTAAATCTACTATGGCTAAAGCTGCCTTGTTACATAGACTTTGTTTTAACCCTAAAGGGAAAAAAGAATTTGCTGCTTGGGTATCGGAAGAACAAGGTCAGGCTGTAGACCATTTAAAATATATTAAAAGTCATATTGAATTTAACCCAGCTTTGAATTATTACTTTGGTGATATGGCTGGTACTAAATGGACTGAAAAAGAAATTACTACAGCTAAGGGCGATAGGATTATAGCTAAGGGTACAAGTCAAAGACTCCGTGGTAGATCAGAACTTGGATTAAGGTATACTAAAATTATTCTTGATGACTTTGAATCCGAATTAAACACTAAGACTCCAGAGAGACGTAAGGAAATTAAAGAATGGCTTATGTCTACAGTTTATCCAGCGCTTGAAGAATCAAAAGGAAATGAAGGTTCTATTTGGCTTATAGGAACTATTGTTCATTATGATTCTGCTTTGCAAGGAATATATGATGGTTATTTACAAGCAAAAGAAAATAATGAAATGTATACCTGGGAAATGGTATTTCATAGAGTAATAGAAAATGACAAGCCACTTTGGCCTTCTTATTTTTCAAAAGAAAAAATAGCTGGAATAAGAAAAGATTATGAGTATGTTGGGCAACTTCATAAGTTTGCTCAAGAGTACATGAATGATGCTCGTGATTTAGAGAGTGCAAAATTTAAAATAGATAAAATTAATTATTATGATGGGCAATTTAAAGCAAGAAACAATCAAGCGTACATTGTTACAAAAGAAGATGCTATCCCAATTAATGTTTATATGGGTGTTGATTTGGCTTATGAATCTTCAGCTCAGCATGATTACCAGGTTATCGTTGTTGCTGGTATCGATAGTGATAAAAATATTTATGTAATAGATGTATTTAGAGAGCATATACCATTGTACGATATGCCTCGTAAAATATTTCAATACGCAAAAGAGTATCAACCTATGCGAAGAGCTAATGTAGAACACGTTGGAGCTCAAGGAATAATAAAAGATGCTGTAAATGAGCTATCTAAAAAGGATAGAAAAATGGCTCCAGGTATTGCAAGAGGTGTTAGACCTCCATCTGGAATTAAAAAAGAAGATAGGTTAGAATCTTTACTATGCCCTATTGTTAATAGAGGAAAACTTTTTTTAAAAAAGAATCATAGTGATTTAGTCGATGAAATGTTTCATTTTCCAAAAGCAAAAAACGATGATTTGCTTGATGGTCTTTGGTATTCTATTATAAATGCTAGAGCTCCATTAAGTAGTAAGATTGATGCTAATAGCTTTGAAGAAGAAACCGAAGAAAAAAGAGAGTTTTTAGGTAAGAAAATAATAAGAAGTTGGATAACAGGTCAAAGAGTTTAAAAAAAATACAAAATAAAACTTGACAAACGTATGTTTTAGAGTTATATTATATAGTATATATAATTTATGTACTTGGGGGATTTAATATTACAAACGAAAAAGACTTTGCGCAAGTAGATGAAGCGCAAAAGAATAAAGACTTATGGCGAAGATGGCGTGATGCTCGATCTGATTGGGATGACGAAGCTAGAGATGCCGTAGATTTTGCTTTAGGCAATCATTATACTACAGAAGAGTCCGATGCGTTAAATGCTGTTGGGCAAGGTGACTTTATTATAGATAGAGTCTATGCTGCTGTTGACAAGCTTAAGTCTTTACTTACCTCAAGAAATCCAAAGTTCTCTGCTATTGGCAGAGAGGATTCTGATAATAAAATTGCACAAATATGGAAAACTATACTTGAGTATTGTTGGGATATATCAGATGGCGATATGGAATTTAAACAAGCTGTACATGATTATGCAATAACTGGTCTTGGATATTTTTATGTATATATAGACCCAGAATCAGATTTTGGACGAGGTGATGTAAAGTATACCCACGTAAATCCATTTAGAGTGTATGTAGACCCAGCTGCTAGGAATAGATATTTTACCGACGCTTCTGGAATAATACTATCTACTATTTTAACCAAAGAACAGGTTCTATCGCTCTACCCACAAATAGAAGAATTTATTAAAGACATTGATACTATGACTGATGAAGAAGATTATCCGTCTTCTTCGAAAAAAAACACATCAGAATCTTTTACACCAGACGTTGTTAAGGATAAAGACAGTGGGTCTTACGAAAGATATAGAATATTAGAAAGATTTGAAAAAATAAAAGTTCCTTATTACAGACTTTTTAATAAACAAAGCGGTGAGGAAAAAGTTGTTGACCTAGAGACTTTTCAAATAGTTTCTACGGAGAATGCTCATCTAATAGAATCGGGACTGGTTGAAGCTGTTGAAATTATGCAAACACGAGTTAAAGTGGTTGCTTCAATGGGACAGCATTTGTTATACGAACAAATCCTCAATACTGATATATACCCAATCATACCAGTCCCAAATATTTGGACTAATACTCCATATCCAAAATCAGATGTATCTAAAGTTAAAGATTCTCAAAGACTTATTAATAAGCTTTTTTCTTTAACACTTAGTCACGCTCAAGCTTCTGCTGGTCTTAAGTTACTTGTGCCAGAAGGAAGCGTTGATAATGTTGGTGATTTAGAAAGAGATTGGGCAAATCCTAATGCAGTATTAGAATATAATCCTGAATTTGGTGAACCGCATTTTCCTGCTCCTCAACCACTTGCTGGTGAGTTCTATCATTTAATAGATAGAGTAGAGCATTATATAGATTTAAATTTTGGAATCCCAGAACTTATGCAGGGATTTAAAGAAAAAGCTCCAGATAGCGTACGTGGTACAGCTATGCTCTCAGAAATGGGAGAAAGCCGTGGACGTTCTAAGTTAAAAGACATAGAGGGAAGTCTTAATCAACTTGGAAGATGTATTTACAATTTCGCTAAAGGACATTATAAATATGAAAAAACATTTAGAATCGTACAGCCTAACAATGATCTTACTGAATTTTCAGTAAATAACAGGTTGTATGATGACAAAACCAACGAACTGCAGACAATTGATAATGATATATCATTAGGTCAGCACGATGTTAGAATAATATCAGGTTCAACTTTACCTTCAAATAAGATGGCAGAATACAATATGTATCTTGACGCGTATAAGTTGGGATTGGTAGACGATGTTGAGGTCTTAAAGAAAACAGAGATCTTTGACAAAGAAGGTGTATTGCAACGCAAAGGCATGATGTCTAAAATGCAGTCATATATACAACAACTAGAGGGTCAAATAAAAGAACTCAGTGGTGATTTACAAACAGCTGACAGAGAAGCTGTACACGCTAAAAAGCAAGTTATCACAGAAAAATTCAAAACCGACCTAAAAGAGATTAGCTCTGATGTAAAATTCAAAGAAAGAGTTAAACTTGGAGAGCTAGAAAAAGTGATTGATAAAGCAGATGTTCGTGCTGAAGCTGCGTTAGCTATACAAAAGGCGAATAAAGGGAGTTCCTCTAAAGAGGGGAGCGCACAAAATAAACAATAATCAAAGGTCAAGCTTCTTCGTAGTATCTAAGGGTGCTTCGAATTAAAGAAGAGATCTAAGGAGGTTATATGGAAGATCAAGTGCAAGGCGAAATAGTTGAACAGGAAATTGGTAGAACAACTCGAGAAGGCTTGGCAACGTCAATGCCAGATGTCGAATTGGCTTCAGAAATGCCAAGTGTCCAAGATGGCGTAATTGATGAAGGAAACAGAACAGCACCTAATTTAATAACTAAAGAGGGTGACGAATCCGAAGTTAATTATGCTACTGATTGGGAAAATGAAACTAAGAAGTTTCAATCTATGTACGATAAGCAGAATTCTGATTATCAGAAACTTCAAAGTGACTATGAAAGACTTCAGCCGATGTCTGAATTACAGCAGGTTCTTGAATCAAGACCAGATGTAGTTGATGCAATAAAAGAAAGGCTTGAAGGAAAAAGTTCTCAAGAAACTATACGCGAAACAGATGATAGCAACACAGTTGACGAATCATCTTTTGACCCATGGGAAGCCTATTACAAACCAGAGTCAGCTTCATTTAAAATGAGGACGACTCAAGAAAAGGCTTTGGTAGATGAGGCAGTTGGAAAACATATGTCTGATCTTCAAGGTCAAGTAGCGTTGCAAAATTTACGCAACGAGTTGTCAAATAGCTATGATATGAAGGATGAAAAAGATATTAATGACTTTATAGATTTTGCTACTACGCCAAGAGATCAATTACCAATTGATTTGTTAATTGATGTCTATCGTAAGCATTACAATAAAGGAGCTGATAACGTTTCACCTAATATGGAAGCAGTTAAAGCAACTCAAAGCATTCCAAGGACAGCTGGGATTCTTCAAGGTGGGGTAGGAGAGCCACATAGAAAATCTGAGCAAGAGTCAGCTTGGGATAGAATTTTGCAAGCAGGGCAAGCAGGGAGAATTCCCTAATTAATATAATCAAATAGGAGGTAACAAATGGCTGTTACACAAGGAATAAAATCCAGTTATGATATTACAGCTGCTACCCAAGATGCAGGCATAGGTCAAAGACCTGATGCTCGCCGATTATACGATTTCTCAGATCGGGTTGCCGAATTGGCACCAGAGGAATCACCGTTTTTTGTATATCTTTCAAAGGTTGCAAAAGTTCCAACGGATGATCCTGTATTCCGATTCTTAGAAAATCGTTCAAAAATCGATTGGTCAAGTAGAGATTTCTTACTAGCTTCAGCACCTGGTACGGTGGTGGCTGGTAGTTCTTACGCATTTACAGTTGACGCAGATAGTGCAACTGGTGGCAGTGTTTCAGGTGGTAGTGCTCCTGGATTCTTAATAAAAGGTATGGTATTTTCAGTAGCTTCACTTGGTAAAAGTGCTGCTGCTGGTTATTCACAGGTTTTAGTTAGAATCGAAAGCGCACCAATTGTTGGTAGTTCTTCTACCACATTTACAGGAAAAGTTATTGACTTTTCTGCTTTAACAAACTCAGGTGGTGCTATTAGTGGTGAAGATGCATTAGCAAATAATGATCTATGTCAAGTAATTGGTACTTCATTTCAAGAAGGTTCAGCATCTCCAGATGCATGGTCTAGTGAAATTGAAGACAATTATGGCTATACACAGATCTTTAAAACGGCTTGTGAAATGTCAAACACAGCGATTGCAACACGCTATCGTGGATATGCAAACGAATGGGAACGCATTTGGGCGATGAAACTTCGTGAGCATAAAGTTGACATTGAAAGAGCTTTATTGTTTGGTCAAAAAGCAAGAGTGAGTTCAATTCAATACACAGAAGGTGTAGTCGGACATATATTAAAGAATGGTGTCGCGCAAATTGGTGACGCTGATCTTTCTTATACATCTGGTCAACCTTACTTTAGAAGTGTAGAAGATTCTGAATTAACATATGACAGATTGCTTTCCGATATGGAAGTAATGTTTGATCCAGCACGTGGTGGTGCAAATGAGAAACTAGTTCTTGCAGGTCTTCCTGTAATTAGTTTCTTTAACAAACTTGGAAAAGATTCATTCTTAAGTACAAGTTTAGCACATAATAACAATGCTGCATTAAGTGGTGGTGCTACTACTACTAACCAATCTCCTCATCGTATGAATATGCAGGAGAGAGCTGGCGCATTTGGTCATAAAGTGTTTACAATTGAGACCGTTCACGGTACAATGCACTTAGTAAAAGAGCCATTGTTTAGAGGCATGACTTCTAACTTTATGGCTATGATTGACATGAGTCAAATTGCATACCGTCCACTAGTTGGAAATGGTATCAATCGCGACACAGCAATAATGTCTAACATTCAAAACGCTGATGAGGACTTGAGAAAAGATATGATTCTAACCGAAGCAGGATTAGAAATCACATTACCTGAATCTCATTCACTCTACAACGTAGAATTTTAGGAGGT